CCCGGCGTTGTTGCAAAATCCATCAAATTTGAAATCCTCAACGCCGATGGGAATGAAGTGGCGGGCCGGGTGTTCACTGACACGTCCATTACATCTTTTGCGCCTTATGTTGAGTTCGGAACCGGCTTGAAGGTTGACGATCAAGGGAACCCGGAAGCAATACGCCTGAAGCGTGCAAAGAGCATACCGTGGTATATTCATGTTTCGATGGTTCCAAAGTCGTTTGAAAAGTACGGGTATCCGAAAGTCAAAATCAATGGTCAAGAGTATTGGGAATGCGACGGAATGTATCCGCATCCCTATATGCACCCCGCCGCATTCCAAAACCGTGAGGGCACAGTGAACGCCGTTGCGGTTGAAATCATCAAACTATTCCGGGAGGCTGTGGTATGAGGCTCTATGCGTTCAGCACGGAAGGGATCACGCGGAAGATAACCGGCGCTATTTCGGAGATTGAAAGCTTCGGCAAAGACCGTGTGATTCTCACCAATCCGAGCGCCAGCGCGGAATTCCCTTGCTGTGTTGTGCAGCCTCCGCTTCAAAAGGAAGTTTACCTTGATGCGGGGCGCGACCTCTCAATCACCGTTGAGGTATGGGGCAGCCGGCAGATGGAAGTGCTTAGACTATTCGATCAAACGTCAAAAAAGCTACAAGGATTGAATTTGAAGCTCACAAACAACACGCCCCTTCACAGGGACGAAATCACAGGCAAATGGCGTTACGGCGGATATTTTGAAGGCCGCTGGAATGCAATTACAAATCACATTGAAAGGAATTGATGGTATGGCAGAATTTAATGCCGACGCAAAGACTACGCCGAAGGGCACAATGCGAACAGAATTGTGGTATGCGAAGAGTGGAGACGGCGCAGAAATGAAGCAAATCTTCATGGTACAGGAAATTCCGAAGCTCGAAAGCGCACCGGAGCAGATTACCTATACGGCGCTTGAATCTTCGGAGGAATTTGCGACACCGGGTAAAAAGAAAAGTGAAACTCTGGAAGTTCCGGTTTTATATGTTGCAGAGCAGCACAAGGAATTAAAGACGATTTCAGAAAGCCATACGCGCGTGTGGTTTTTTGTAAAGCTGCCGGACGAAACAGCAGCTGAGAGTGGCAAACCGTTAACGTATAAATTCCCTGGGACCCTCCATCTTGCGGGAGACGCAATTTCAGACGGTGACATGATCAAGGACACGATCACTATTTACAAGGATGGCAAGGTTGAAGAAACCGAAGGGCTTCCGTCAGCCGATCTGTGAGAGTAAAGGAGAAAAACAATGGTTATTACAACAAAAGAGAATACTGTGGAAATCCGCCTCACCACCCGGAGCATGGCAGTGTTTGAGGAAAAATTTGGGATCAAGGATTCAATTCAATTTTGGAAACGTGCGGCGGCAGGTCCTAACGTTAAGATACTGGCAACGGCCCTATTCACATTTTCAAAAGAGGTTTCCAGTTTGGACGATGCCTTTGACCTTATTGACGAATGCAGGACTGAGGGAAAGACCATCTATGAGTTATACGAAGAGTTGATTCAGGAGGCAAATGGCGGCGGTTTTTTCAAAAAATTTTACACCGTAGAGGAGCTGAAGGAGGAAATGAAAGCACCGGCGCTCGATCTGGAACAGATTGTGAACTCTGCGGTGAATGCTATGGCGAAGGATGCAATAATTGGCGCGGTTTAATTGCTGCGATACGTCCGGAAGCATACAAATGCGGGGTCAAGCCGCTTGAATTCCAGGAAATGTCACTCTTCGAAGTGCACGAATACATTGAAGCGTATCACGAACGCCAAAAAGACAAATTCAGGTATGAGGCGATTCTATTAAGCGGGCTTGCGTCCCAAGTCATAAACGCATTTTCACAACAACCGAAGAATTTGACGCTCAAAAAGATGTATCCCGAACTCTTTGAAGAGCCAAATAAAAATATCCCCCCGGAACGCAAAGAAAAGGCGATTGTTCAGACATGGAAAGCGTTCCTTGACGCATAAGGGAGGCTCCGTAAGGGGCTTCCCCTTCATTTTGGATGAAATCTGGTGATTATATGGCGGTAACGGTCGAAGAAATAGAAATCATTGTCCGCGCGAAAGTCGAAGAAGCATTAAAAGAGCTACGAAAAGTCCAGCCCGAATTACAAAAAATCGGAGCCGCCAGTTTGTCCAATATGTCCAGTCAGGCAAAAACAATCGTGCCTTCGGTCTCCAAAGCGGCGGAGGCCGTGAAGAAATCCAATAAGGAGATTCAGGCAGCGGCAAAGGCTGCTGCGGATCAATATGGTGATCTGAACAAGATCATACAGGAAACCGAAAAACACGCAAAGAACGCGGCAACGCATACAACGATTCAGCAAAGAAGCGCTGATTTGGGTAAAGAGGGTAAAGTGCTAACCCCTACTGCGCCTCTCAATGCTTATATGCAAGACAAAATGTCATATGAAAACCTCATGGCGTCCATACAGGGAAATTGGTTGGGAAGTAATGTGGCATCTCAGACGCAAGAGGCTACAAAACAGGCGCAAGCGCAGATAGAATATATATCTCGCATGAAGCAAGAGACGAATCGAGTGATTGCGGCCCTTCGAAAGCTTGGCCCTGTTGGTCGGGCAGCGGCGCAGGCAGTCGCGGCCGCAACGAGCCAAGCAACTGATGAAGCAAAGAGATACGAAAATCAAATTAAAAAAACCGCCAAAACGGCCCAAAAAGACTTCGGGAGCATGGGCTACTACATAAAGAGGGCCCTTATGATGACTGTTGTTTGGGGTGGAATGCGGGCGGTCACTTCAACGATCAAAGAAGGGATTCAATCCGCTATTGCCGCGCCGGAAACCGAGAACCTTTTCAGGGTTGCCCTTGGGAACATGGCAAACGACGCGGAGCAATTCGCCGTGCGGTTAAAAAATAACCTTGGCCTTGATGAATATATCACAAAGGATATGTTGGGAACTTTCCAGCAGATCGGAACAGCGGTTGGCGTAGGCCAGAGCACGGCATACGGAATGAGCAAAAGCATGACGATGCTTGCAAACGACATGGCAAGCCTCTACAACGTAGACCCGCAGCAGGCTTATGAAAACCTGCAATCAGCCCTCACAGGGCAGGGAAGGGCCGTTCGAAAGTATGGCTTTGTCATTACCGAACAAACCATCAAAGAGGCTGCATGGCGCAATGGACTGGTCAAAAACGGGCAGGAATTAAACGAACAGCAAAAATATGTTGCGCGCGGAATCGCTTTAATGGAACAGTCTAAAAACGCGCAAGGCGACATGGCAAATACGCTTGGAAGCGTACAGAACCAGCTTCGCGTTTTAAAACAAAGGATTGACGCAGCAAAAAGAAGCTTGGGACAGGCATTTATTCCCGTGATCCAGGCGGCGCTTCCTTGGCTGAATGCATTTGCCGTATTGATCGAGCGAGCGGGAACCGCGCTTGCCAAGTGGACATACAGCAAAATGGGCATGGATTACGATGCGGAGATCGCAAAGCAGAAGCAGGTTATCAATGGCTATAACGGAATTGCGGCGGCAGAGGATGAAATCGGAGATTCTGCGGAGAAAGCCGGGAAGAAGGCTCAAAAATCCTTGCTTCCCATCGACCAAATCAACCGCTTGCAGGCCCCGGCAGAAAACAACATCAAAACCTCTTCAGGGGGCGGCGCGGGTTATGATCCAGGATGGGGATACGAAGTGGACACCGGGCCGATAGCAAACTTCGGGGCGTTGGCGGATGAACTAAAAGAAAAGCTTGAAAAGATTTTGCCGGTGGTTACGACGATTGGCACGGCGTTTGGACTTTGGAAGATCGGCAAGGCCATTTTCCACGGGCTGGAATCCGTTTTAGGCGTTAAAGGACTAAAGGGCGTATCAACTGCGCTCATGGGGTTGGGAATCAAAGGAGGCCCATTAGCGGCAATTGCGGCAATGGTAGCTGTTATTGTTCTACGGTTCGCCGATCTTTACTCCAAAAGCGAGCTGTTCAGGAAAGGAATATCGGCACCTTGGAAGGTGCTAAAAAGCGTGGGCACCGAAGCCATTGATTGGGTCACTAAGAAACTGACCGGCCTATATAACTATCTCGTTCCCGAAGAAGTGAGGGAAAAGATATCAGCATTTTTCAAGGCTTTTGATCTGGATGGTTGGGACATTGTTCTGGCTGCCGTTTTCCCAGCGCTCGAAGCAGTTACTCTTGCCATTCGTGCAATTGGAT